TGGAGTCGAACAGGGCTTCGATGAAGCCGTACTGCTCGGCCAGCTCATCTCTAGCCAATACCCTCGCCTCCGGTGCTGACCCACCAGACGTGGATCCCTTGGATGTTCCGCCCCCGGCTGGATACTTGAGGGCGTTCCTCATAACATCGTCGACGTATTCCTTGATGGACGGTCCACCCTGCTGGGACCTGGTCGACATGTGTAGGTTGGCTGAACCAGGCCCACCGTACCAAGCGGCAGCGGCGCCACGAGCGCCGTACTTGTTCCAGTAGGACTTCAGCTTGCCTCGGGCTACAGCATCCTGCGCTGCGTGGTTTTTCAGGAACTGTTGAGTAGTGAGGCTTCGTCCGTAGTATGCTTTAGTCCATCCGGGGATGTTGGACTCAAGCACCTGGTACTTACCGTAGGCCCGACCGTAAGAGGTCATGACGCCGACGGCGTCGTAGTCACCGCCTGATTCCTGTTCGACGATCGCCCGGAAGAACTGTTCGAAAGTGATCGCCACATTGCCTCCGGTGGTCACGTTAATGGCGAGCAGCACGCTCGCCAGGAACTTAGCTAGCCAGACCCATATCGCGTAGAACTTGCACCCCCACGCTCATGACACCATCCTTGGCCTTGTCGGTCTCGGCCCATCGAGGGTCGGACCTCAGCTCTTGCTGGAAGTCGTACAGGTTCACACCCGCAGGCTTACCCTTGGCGTCCAGTCGGTTGAGTGCGTTCTTGATCACCGGTGTGGTCACATCGATCGAGTGATCCGGAATCTCCAGCTCGTCGGCCATCATCTGGATGTACGGTGAGGCGATGTCCTTCACCGTGATACCAGCGTCGATCTCCTTGGCGTAGCTCGGGAACATCGACTTGGCCGACTCTCTGATCTGAGACTCGAAGTCCTGAGTGGTGGCCACCTTGCGGACAACCTGCTGGGCCTGGTTCTTGATCGCCTGGTCGGTCAGCTTGATGCCCATGTTGTACGCGTACTCCTTGATGGTGTACTCGTGCATCGCGGCCTCTCCTCGGAGAGTGCCGTCCTTCGTGAAGGTGACGTACTCGCCAAGAGCGTACCGAAGCTGATCCTCTTGCATGCCGGTTTCCAGCATGTTCCTAGCGATCTTGGAGATCTTGGAGTCCGGGACCGCAGCACCGATCTCAGCAGCAAGCTGTCGAACCTGGATCACAGCAGCGGAAAGCTGAGCGTTCCACGTGGCAGGGTCGGTCTTCTGCGTGACCTGAGCCTGACGTCTGGTCTCTGAGTTCTCTTTCCACCACTTGGTGTCCCGGAGCTCGGCCTGGAACTTGTCTTGGGTCCAGGTCTCATCCACCGCCTTGCCGAACAGCTTCTTCAGTTCAGGGTTGGAGTTCAGGAACCCGTGAGCCCAGCCGTAGCTGGCAGCCAGTTCCTCGGGAGTCAGCTTCGGAGACTGCTCGTAGTCCGACGCTGAAGCTCCTGTGGCGTGGACGCCGCTGATGCGGCGCCCTCCCATGAACCTGTCCATGTAGTAGCCCTTGGTCATGTCTGCGATCTCCACAGACTTGCCAGGGCGGGGAGTGTGGATCATCTTGCCGTCACCCAGGTAGATCCCGACGTGATCGGGTCCCTCCTTGGCTGCGGTGTCGAAGAACACCAGGTCCCCAGGGCGAAGGCCCTTGATACCTACAGCAGCACCCTCACCGATCTGGTCGTACGTGACGCGGGGGAGAGAGATGCCGAAGTGCTTGTACACCTGCTGGACGAATCCAGAGCAGTCAGCTCCGGTCTCCAGGCTGACACCACCCCAGACATACGGCAGACCGAGATAGTTCTTGGCGAAGTCGCCGATCGCAACACCGTCTGTCGCCATCATCCCCCGCCGATCATCTGCATCATCGCATCGAAGTACGTGGTGCCCGCCTGATACTTACCGTACTCCTTGGTGTCCTGCACCGGAGAGCTGACGAGAGCCGCCCTGGCGGCGTCTGAGACGCCTCCCGAGGTGGTGCTGGACTCGTCGGTCACCCTCACCTCGCCGGTCGCCAGATCAGGCGAGAGCTGCTGCGTGACAGTAGTGACCTGCGGGTTCGAGCGCTCTTCAGCGTTGATCGCAGAACGGAACTGAGCTAGCTCCTTGGTCGTCGGAGCCCTACCCAGCAGCTCGGCCAGCATCTGGCTGGCCAGCGCCTTCACATCCTCAGGAGAGGACAGGTCGACACTGCGGTTGGTTGTGGTCCGACTCTTCGGTCCGACGTACTTGATGCGCTCACCGGTGGCCACGTCGAACACCCAGTCGCCTTGGCGTTGGGTGCCGAACTTGCCCTTCTGGTTAGCCCAGGTGTCCATCACGTCGAACGGAGTCCACGGAGTCTGGTTCGGCTTGAGGCTCTGGTTGAACATGATCGAAGCCTCAACCATGTTCTGCCAAGCCCCCTGAATCTGAGGGAGGCCCATGCCGACCTCAAACCCAGGGACCTTGTTGATGATGCCCTTGTTCACAAACTGCCGAAGCTGGGTGTCATCCCAGTGGGTGACGTCCATGATCGCCTCGGAGTACGGAGTCTGGGTCCGGGTGAAGGTGGACCCTTGGTAGGATCCACCACCCAGGAAGACGTTGTACTGACTGTAAGGGCTGTTGGAGAACAGCCCCCCTTGAGAGGGCTGGTTGGTCTGGGTAGATGCTTCCTTGAGCTTCGCCGCCATCAGATCGTCGAGACTGCCAGTTCCCTGGGTCGCCTCGAAGATACTCTGGTCGTCACCCTTAGCCATGGTGCCCCCTCTCAGGAAAGGTCGTCGCCCTCAAGATACCTGTGGAAGATATCCGAGAACCCGAGGTTGTTGTTGACAAGGTAGAGCTGAAGTGTCCTGAGCTGCATGCCCAGATCGTAGTTATCGCCGGTAGGAGTACCGCCAGCATCGAACGAAACGGACTGTGCACCGCGCTCGTTCAGCGCGGCCTTCAGCTTCTTTCGTTCGGCCAGGTACTGAGCAAGGCCGACAAGGTCGTACCGCATCGGGTCCGACATCAGCTCCTTGTTCTGAACCAGTCGCTCCATCCCCTGGATCCTGAGCTGGACCTTGGAAGGGTTGGCCGAGGCGCCATAGTCCTCGAACCAGTCTTCGTTGGTCTGACTCAGAGAGTCCACCAGGAAGCGCTTCATCTCCTGAAGAGGTTCGGCACCGGCCTGGTTGTAAGAGTGGAACCCGGAGCGGATCAGTTCGGCATCGATCTGGGTGATGTACTTGTTGTACTGCGCCCAGCCGAGATCCTTCTGATTCTCTCGCACGGCATCGAGTGCGGAGATCTTCTCCCTCATCGACTCGCCACCCAGGAACTCGTCCATCTGCTTCCGGTAGACAGAAGTGGAGAACTTGCCCGAGTTGTAGACGTCGCCCACGATGAGCGGCGCCAGGTCGGGATCCTGAGCGATCAGGTCGCCGAACTTCTCTGCGGTGTAGTGAGCAGACAGCGAGGACTGTACACCCATCGACTTGGAGAGGTCGGCGGTGAAGATGAAGTAGTCTTCTCCGTACTTCTTGAAGAAGTTGGCCTTAGCGTTCTCGGGGTCAACTTCCTGCATAGCCTTGTACTGATCCAGGAAGAACTGGTACGGCGAGCCCGTGAGGGGCGTCGCCGCGTTCTGTGCAGGCATGGCCCACGACGTCAGAGCATCGAGGAACATGAACTGCTTGGCCTGCTTGGTGACGCTGTCCATGTCGGGAGCGTCGCCACCGTTGTGGTACTCAGCCATCTGGCGCTGGTAGGATGCCAGCCACGCCTGCTGGTAGGCTTCGTTACCCTTGTCGTCGGTCGTGTAAGCGTTCCAAGCGTCTCGCAGGTACTTCGGCAGCAGCGGGTCCGCCCGGTCGGCTGAGGGCCCGTACGGGATCACCTTGGCCCACTGGAGGAACTCACCCATCTGCGGAGACTTGCGAGCTATCTCGTTAGCGGCGATCTGAACGAACGGACCGGAGCCGGGGTTGAACCACGGATCACCCGGAAGGATCGTGTTGATCGCAGACAGACGAACAGGGATGCTAGCCTTCTTCGACCGGCCCTTCGTGCCGTCAGGCATGCGGATCGTGAGGATCCGATCCTCAAGAGGAACGAACTTCCGATCCACCACCTTGCCGGTAGTCGGGTCGATCACATCGGCATAGCCATCCTGATCCACCGCGTTACCGTTGGAGTCGATCACCAGACCGGCAGCAACAGGAGCGTTGTAGATCTTGGCAGCGGTAGCAGCGAACTGGGGCTTCTCGGCGAGAAGGCCAGCCCACCTGGACAGACCATCGGTGTGGGCCGCGAGGAACGGTGCCACGAAGCGGAGCGCTTCGGTGGCGGTAGTCCTGGTCGGATCGTAGACGACCTGGCTGATGTCCTTGCGAGCCAGCGTGTCAGACTTGTTCAGGAGCTTGTTCATCGTGTCGAGGTCGATGGACTCACCCATCCCCGCCTCAACGCGGTAAGCGATCTCCTGATCCATAAGCTGACGCATGCGAGCCTCTTGGGCTCGCAGGTAGATGGGCTGTCGTGCCATCACATCGTTAGGAACAGTAGACAGTCGGTTGAACCCACGCTCGATCAACTTGTCGATCGCGGCAGCACCCGAGTGGATACGACCCTTAGCGGTGAGCGAAGTGAACTCCTCGCCGTGAACGACCGGGAAGTCGCTCTCGTGGATCGCTCCACGAAGGTCGGCAGCGGTGATCTCCTCACCCTTGGCCAGCTTGGCCTGCAAGCCGGTAGCGGGGGGAAGATAGGCATCGAGAGCGTACTTGACATTCTCGACGTGCTCGTCAGGAGCACGGCCACGAACACCCAGGTCCGACAGGTGACGCTTGCCGTCCGGAGTCTTCAGCCACTGCTTGGCCTTGTTCAGCGTCGGGTCCTCGGCGACGAGTCGGAAGATCTCATCCTGCCCGTACTGGAGGTTCACGCCTCGCAGCCATGCATCCATATGCGTCGGGTTGTCCGGAGCGATCGTGGTCCACGAACCGGTCTTCATCAGGCGGTTCATCTCGATCGCCTCAGAGCGAGCGAAGATGGTTTCCATCGCACGAGCAGACGTGATCTGATCCCGAGGGATCGGGTTAGCCCACTCGTCCGAGAACGCCTGAGGGATCCGGTGACCCTTGTACTCGTAGACGCCCTCACCCAGCCGGTGACCAGCAGCCTTGGCAGACTCGTCGAGCAGCGCACCAGCGTACTGGCCGAACTCGTCGATCACCGACTTGTGGTCGTCGATCCGGGTACCCAGCTCAGCGATCAGGTCGTGATCGGGAGCCTTCTTGGACTTCTCTCGCAGGATCAGGTTCTCAAGATCGGCGATCTCTCCCTGCTCGTGGGTCATCCGGCCCTCGATCAGACCCCAGGCCCGGCCAGGGTTGATCCGGTCAGCCTTCAGTTCGGGGTACTTCTTGCCGATCTCCCGAGCCGCCTCATCTTCGAGGCGAACCACAGCCAGCTTGGAGCCAGCCTTCGCACCGGTGGTAGGAACGTACGAGCCAGCACCAGCATAGGCAGACAACTGGGATCCGCGATTGCGCATCCAGTTCCATCCACCCTGGCCAGCGTCTGCGGCCATCGAGATCACGCCGAACTTCACAGCCGAAGCAGCCTGCTCGTCAGACATGGATCGGAGGATATAGCCCGGACGCAAGAGCGTCGCGGCCTTCCAGATGTTGTTCATCGAGTCAGCGGTAGCCATCACCGCATCCTTGACATTCCCACCCGCAGCAAGCTGCCGGTTCAGGAAGCCAGAGTTGCGCTGCATGTACCGCTCCAGCTCCTTCACGTCCAGCAGAGGCTGGCTGATCGAGAGCTGAGACTTGGCGAGAGGGGCAATGACGAACGTCTCACCGTCTTCCACCATGTCAGCGCGAACGCCCTCAGGCGTGCGTGCCGCAGAGAACATCTGGTCGTTCGGGACCTGCCCGGTCAGCTTGTTCATCGTGGAGACCTGACCGGTCTTGACCATCTGGGTTATCTCACGAGCCGCAGCGAGGTTCAAGTCGTACCGGGAAGCCATGTGCTCGATGACCGCAGCGTGGATCCTGTCCAGCTCCTGAGCCCGAGCCACCTTGTCGCCAGCGTTGGCGTAGGTGTTGATCATCCCGAGGCGAGCCTCAGGGTCCAGCTTCGGAACAGCTCGGAGCATCTCGGAGACACGCTCGAAAGCGTCCTCCGCGTTGTGGTCGATCATGGTCTGCGGGACCTTGTTGCCGAACGCGTTGACCACCCGAACACTGGGAGAGTAGAAGCCGTTCCGGATGGTGCGACTGACAAAGCCAGCGTCATCCTTGCCGACCTTGGCTACGTTAGCCCCGGTCATGCGAGCGATCTTCTTCTCAGCAGTCTTTTCTGCACTGCGGGTGGCCAGCGGCCCCTGTCGATACAGGTTGGTGAGTGTGCCGAACAGGTTCGACTCGGCAGGGGTGTACTCATCGATACCCTTACCGAGGGTTCCCAGGACCGAAGCGTAGTAGCCTTCCTTACCCTGGAGCGCACCGATCTGCCGGTTGATCAGGTCGAGCTGGTCAGCCTTCCACTTCTCCGCCCGCAGGATGTCGGCAGAAGCGGTGCCAGCAGCACCGCCCATCGGACGGACACCGTCAAGCCCCTTGATGGTAGAACCAGCGGCAGCTCGGTAGACGTTAGCCTGTCCGGCCAGACGCCCGTAGGAAAGGTCCCAGCCGCGCTGTCGCGGCCCCGGCTCGGTAGGCCGGGGGTATGGAGGCTCGACCATCAGCGGGAGCCGCTGAGAGTCATCTGTGACGTTCTTGGACACACCCAGCACACCAGGCTGAGTCGGAGTACCGAGACCCCGAGCTTCCTGGTTCATAAAGTGCTGGAGCAGATCCGAGTCGTACTTGGCCGAGTCCACCAGGACTCGGTTCTCCTGCATCCTGCCAAGCTGGATCGCGTTGTCCTGAGCCTTCTCTACTAGTTCAACAGCAGCCTTGTTGTCGCCGCCAGCAAACCGCATGAGCAGAGGCATCTCGTCCCGACCCACCTTCGAGAAGGCTTCAGCGAGACGGTAGCGCTCAGGGTTGACTCTACGCCCACGCCCCCAGATGGGGTGCTGGGCGATCTCGGCTGCGGACTTACCCTCAGCCCAGTCGAAGAACTTGTTGACCTTGGTGCTACGAGAAGCCTGCTCGGGGGTCTTGGCGAAAGCCGAGCCGACCTTCTGAGCGAGCTTGTCGGTAGCCATGTAGACGCCGGAGACTCGACGCTGCTGCGTGGCAGGAGCGGTAGTCAACTGCGTGGAGCGAGCAGCCTTGACGCCCTTACTGACAGCGGATACTGCGGCGTACGCCGGGTCAGCACCCATCGAGATAGTGAAGTCTAGCGCGCCGGTGCCAGCCGTGTAGGTCCAGCCCTGCCTGTTGCGCCAGTACTCGGTGTCGTACATAAAGCGTTCGGTGTTCCGCTTGACGGCTTCCCTCTCGGAAGTGCTGATACGGTCAGCGCCCTCGCCGAACAGGCTGGAGAGGGTGGTGCCCTTGCCAGAAGCCTCAGCGGTGTTCTCGTAGTTCATGAAAGCCTGAGCGGGGGAGATGTGCTCGGCTGCATCATAGCTCTCGCCCCAGACCGAAGAGTCCGAGAAGGGGTTGAGCTTGGAGTAGTCGCCACTCAGGTCGGCCTCAGCAGAGGCCAGGAGGGCGGTCGAGAGGGGCTGGGAGATCGCCTCCGAGTAGAGCCAGTAGGCGCCGCTCGCGACCTTGTCTACAGGCCACCAGAGCGTCTTGCCGACGTTCTTGACGATACCCCATCCGGGGATGTTCGACAGGGCCGAGTCGAGGTTACCCAGACCTTGAGCAAACTGAGCCATGAACCCACCGCGTGCAGCACGAGCGATCTCCTGCTGCTGCTGGAGCTGAGCGATCAGCTCGTCCGGCATCGTCCCCGCCGTGAGGGCGCTGTTAGGGTCCGAGTAGAGAGCCTGACCAGCATCCGCCATGTCCTGGTTCCACCAGGTTGACTTGGGCTGGCCTGAAGCGTCGGTGCCCCAGAAGCTGCCGGTACCCTGGTAGCCGATGGACTGGTTGGTGGTCATGTGCCCTCCTAGAGACTTGCCTTCATCTTCCTCACCAGGTTGCGAGCAGCATCGCTGCTGCCCGGCCGGGAAGCGATGTACTCAAGCAGCGGCATATAGGAAGCCATGTAGTTGTTAGCGGTGCCCTGTGTAGAGCTGAGGATCTCTGGACCGGCGCCAGCCCCGAGGGCTGCGCCGTCTGTGACCGGAGTGTCCGGCATCGTAGAGTCGGCATCGAAGCCGACCACACCAGCAGACGGGTCACCGAAGAAGTCGGAGAACGAAGGGGCGACAGCGGCTCCACCGATGTCAGCCCCACTCATCTGCTCCTGGTACTGCGCCTGCTCGCCATAGCCAGCGTTGGGCAGGCTACGGTTAGCCTCAGAGACGGCCTTGTCGGTCCGCTGCGAGAACTGGCCGGGGCCAGATACTGGAGTACCCATAACCTACCCTTCGCTCATCGAGGCATGTGCTTGTCGGTACCGCGAGTCAGGCTGTTCGGGTCGAACGTGCCGGACTGCACAGGACCGGTCTTGGTCCAGTCGTTCTTGTTGACTTCCTGGTTGAGTCGATCCGGGCCCATGTTCGCATCCTGCTCGAACATGCTGAGCTCGGGCGCAGCAAGCGCCCCACCCTTCTCGGACTGCCAGACGCCTTCCGGACCGTGGTTACCAGCGAACCAAGGCTCGCCGATCCCACCTTCCTGGCCGGAGCCAGAGTGAACCTGATTCAGTCCCATGTGTTGATCTCCTTAGATAGCGGACTGTCGTTGAGTGCGGGCTGACATCTGAGCCTTACCACCGCTCGTCAGACCGCTGAGCAGGGTCATCATATCCATGCCCTGCGCTTGCTGCGGAGCCCCGGGAGGAGCACCGCCTTCAGCCCCCTGCGGCGCCTGTGGGGCGCCTCCGAGGAGTGCCGCCATAGGATCCTGTGGGGCAGCCGCCTGGGCGGGCTGCTCCTTGGGCTTGAAGACTTCAAGGACCGCATCATGTACGGCCTTGCCCTTCTCCCTCAGTTCGATCAGCTTGGCGACCTTCTGGAGTTCAGGGACGGGGTCGAACATACCCTGTGACTGTAGGGCCATCTGCGGGATCGCCGTCATGTAGCCCATGACGCCCTGCTTGAGAGCGTCGGTGAACTGCTCGTTGTCGATCTGCTGCTGCATCTGGACTACATCGATGTCCATCGGGAGTTGTCGCTGGAAGAAGTCGCGGGAGATGAGCTGGTCTCCTCGGAGCTGCAGCAGCCCCACGATAGCTCTAGCTGGATCCTGTCCCGCAGCGAAACCATAAGTGACGTCGACCGTATAATCTCCGGCGATGTCCTTGCTCGGGATGTAAGACTCCTCGAACGGAGATCCCTGGACTGTTCCACGTATCGTCCTCTTGTGCTCGCCCCACAGCATCTCGTCCATCTCGAACGCCAGACCGATAGCGATCCTCAGGGCCTCACCCACGACCTGCTGGCCGGTGGTGATCACCGTGTTGAATCCGCCCATCAGGGCCTGCACGCCACGACCGGTGATGATCGAGGCGTCCATGTTGCCAGACCTGGCTTCGGGAGTGCGCGTTCCTACGCGCAACTCCTGTTCGAGGATCTGAGCTTCCTGTAGTGGAGCCACGTTGTTATTGAGCCCGACTCGCATCACCTTGTCGGGATTGTCTGTACGGATGATCGCATCGTCGCCGAAGGTCATCTTCTGCACGTCCCGAGGGACGGCGAGCGGGGCGCGAGTGTTCTTCTCCGCAGCCTCAAGGCCGAGCAGAGCCATGCGAGACTTCGCAAGCTGAACCCAGATGGCATCGTCGAAAGCACCACGGATCTCGTTGTCGTACCCGGGACGCTTGCCGATCGAGACGAACACCTTCTTGAGGAAGTTGTCCATCCGGTCGATCACCTGGTTGCCGTGCTGAGGCAGGTACATCACGATCTGATCGCCGTCAACGTACTTGACGACCTCGATCTCCCGCTCCTCCCAGCCTGCTGCCGGGCCACCTCGGTTAGAGGTGTTGTTGCCCACCAGCACTCGCTGGAGGTGAGGGAACTTGGCGACGAGGTGGATAGCCTCTTCACGCCAGACCTTGGAGTAGCTCTTCAGCCTGCCGAACAGGTCCCACTCGGGGTAGACGCCCATCGGGTTCTCGACCCGGATGTGCGGCCTCATCGTCTCGAAGTCCGGCTCGATCGTGTAGATCACCATGCCGTAGGTCAGATAGTGGTCGGATGCCACGATCTGCTTGCCAGCGTACAGCTTCGACTCACTGAGATACCAGTTAGCGATCTTTGTCTTCTTGGAGTTGAACTGCTTCGCCTTGTTGGTCGTCATGATCCCGGTCGTGCAGTTCACGCTGGGCATCACGCCCATGACCTCAGCCATGTCGCGTGCAGCGGTGTCGACCAGGTTAGCCACGATAGGCTTGGGCCATGCCTCAGGCATGGACCCAGGGATGACAGTATCGATGTCGCCACATCGGACATCGTGTACGTCACGATGGCGCTGATCTCTGTCAGTGGCGGCCCGTCGAAGCGATTCGACCTTACCAAAGATGTTGTCCAGCGTCAGGGCCATGTCCACCTCCTAAATCACTTGGGCTGCGCCACCTTGAGGCGCTTCCACGTTTCGGGGCCGGGGATGCCATCAGCACCCGAGCCGCTCCATCCCTGCTTCTTCTGGAACCAGGTGACAGCCCTCTTGTCCGCCACGGTGAACGTGGGGCCAGGGCCCTGCTTGTAACCCTTGTAGCCAGCCCGGACGAGAGCCTTGCCCAGCTCTGTGATCAGAGCAGACCGACGTCCCAGCTTGAAGTACGACGCGCCCGGGAAGGGGGCGTACACCGGCTTCGGCTTAGCGGTGACCGGAGCCTTGGTCGGCTCCAGCTTGCCAGCCTTCACGAGAGCGTAAAGAGCGTCTCCAGGGCAGGCGGTCGCGTAACCGTCTCTGTGCCCCTTGATCTCCTTACCCGTGCCGTGATCACGGAGATACTGGATCACCTCCTTGATAGCAGTCACAGCCGCAGACGAGGGGGTAACGACACCCTTCGTCCCGCCCATCCAGAGGATGGCGTAGTGGGTCCGGTTCAGCGGCTGGGAGCCGTTGGCTCCGGTCCGCTTGCCTAGACCACGACCCTCGAAGATCACACCGTGGTTACACACCGCCCAGTTGTAGGCGACATCGGAGTAGCCCTCGGCGGTGTTCGCCAGATGGGATGCTCGGATAGCCTTCCATCGGTCGTCGCACTTGGAGTGCTCGACCTCTGGGACCGAGGTACCTTCGTAGTGGATCTTCACCCCCTTGACGGGGTCTGTCTGGCTGGGCGCCGCCGAAGCGGGCCAGCCGAGAGTCTTACGGGATACGTACTGCATCAGGTTTGCCACCATTCTTGTTGTATGTTCTGGCCGAGGTAGTCCAGATCGATGGTCACTTGCTTGCGCTTGTCGTTCTCCGAGTGGTAGGAGTTGTTGACGTGGAACACAGACTCGATGTCGTTGACCAGCTCACGGGCCCGCGTCTCAGCGAACCACAGGGCCATCACCGTGTCCTGCTTGGCCTTGGTCTGGGGGAACCAGGTAACGAGCTGTTCGACGAGGGCTTTGGTGCCCTCGTTCTGGGAGCGGGAGGGGAGCCGGATCAGACCCCTGTCCTCCAGCGCACCGTCGAACAGCATGCTCATCGATGCGACGCCGAAGTCGGCGTCGTTCTTGTTGTTGCCTGTGAAGTGCTCTTTGAGGATCGTGCCACGGCTGCCGAGGAAGTTCCTCAGGTCACGGTTCTGCGTGACCATCAGGTTCATCGCGTTCTTCTCGATGACCCACTCGTGCATGTGGTACTTGACGGTCCAGTCCTTCAGCTTGTCGAAGAGGTCGTCCGGCTTCTGGTTGGGGGCAGTCCATACATCAAGGACATACCGCATCCCGGACATTCGATCAACGCCAAGTACGACGGCGGCAGCATGGCCTGTGATGGCAGGGTCGAAGCCCCCCACCACATAGAGTCCGTCCATGCCGTGGGGTCGATGTCCTGGGGCGCCTGGGGACATGAGTCCAGCAGCTCGCATCCCGTCGATACTAGCTGCCACCTTGTTGGCCGGGAAGATCGCATCTTCAACCACCTGCTCCTGCTGGTAGACCATCTTCCAGTTCTGGGCCGACGACGTTGCGCGTCGTCGTGCTAGCGACCTGCCTGAGTGCCAGGGGTAGAGTCCGTCTGCGTTCGCCTCCACCAGTCGTCTTGCTCCGAGCGAGACCGGGGGTCGGTTGGTGACGGGTGCGAGAACAACCCAGTCGTCTGGAGACTCAGCGAACTCCAGTACGGCTGGTTGGGTGAGATAGGTCCAAGGACTCTCTTCGTCCTGGCCATACCACTCTGGCTTCTGGATCTCGGAGTAGAGTTCGACTGGCGCAAGGCGCGTTCCAACGAGGAGTAGAACTCCTCCAGGATACGAAAGCCGGTTGATGACCTCTCGCTGGATCCAGTCGATCTGCTTCTCGAACTCATGAGCGTTCTTACCTGTCACTGTGTCGTCGAGGATGATGAGGTCAGCTCGGTTACCGTAGATCTGACCGTTCATGCCCAGAGCCTGCACGGTAGGCGTAGCCTCACCGGAGTCTCGGGCTTCTGCGTTCACGTAGATAGAGTCGGCGGTCCACGACGCGCTGTTCGCGTCGAACCCGCCCTCAGGGGCGAAGTCGTGCTGGAGCTTCTTGTAGGCAGGGTTCGCACCGGCGAGACGATCCTTGATCGCCCGGAGGAACCGCTTAGCCATCTCCTGGGTCTGTGACACGATGATGATACGGATGTTCGGGTCTTGGCAGATCCGCCACGTCGTGTAGTTCACCGTGATGGTTGTGGACTTCGCATGCTCCGGAGGAGTGTTCACGATGATCATACCGGGGTCACCCGGCTTGTAGATCTGATTCGGGTGGAGGTCGCGTGGTTCGCGACCCTCCAGAACGTCGTACCACTGAAGCTGGTGACCGAAGAGCTTGGTGTCCAGGTACTCCTCACAGAACTCGGGGAAGTCTGGTACGTCCTTCTTCCCCGCTTCCGAACCAGCGGTCTCCATGAGACGGAGTCTGTTGTACTCAGCTCGGAAGTCCTTGTCGGACTCTCGGTAGTACTGAACAGCCTGCTTGGTGATACCCAGGTCGGAGATAGCCTTAGCTACAGGGATGCCGTTCCTGAGGTACGTGAGGATGGTGTCCTTCTTCTCACGGACACTCCTGTTAACAGGTCTAGCCACTTGTCCTCCTATGCCTGATCCTCTTGACCCTTTGAGGGTCACCGCCCCTCAGGCGGTGACTACCCAGCGGGGAGAGGTTCCGCGAACGGAGTGAGAGGCTAGTAGATACTGTTAGACACTGTAGGGGCAGCCTTGAAGGGCTGCCCTCCTGTGGTGCTCTCCAGTGGACTCCAGCGAACCGCTTCGCAGGTTCAATGGTTACATATATAGAGAGGGGGCCGACCGGGCCTGACGGACAGGGTCGTTACCAAACCTTTACCAAACTACTTCGGAGCGTAGTCACAGACCGGGGTCTTGGTCTACAGAGCGTGACGGTAGGGCAAGTTTTATGGCACATTTCTAGGGGGTCTCACACACTACCCCCGTGGCAGGGTTTAACAACCCCGGGTCCGATTCGTGGGCCTCCGTCCCTCATGTCCGATCCGTCCGGATGGTCATGGTGCGCACCAGATGGGCATGGTGGGGGATGGTGTGGGCAGGATGGGCCGAGATCCTCCGAGATCATGTGATATGTACTGATAGGCCACGCTATGTGTATGTATGGGCACAGATTGTCCACGATGTGGATAGTTTGCCCATGTTTGGGGGATGGGACTGTCCACTACAGGCGTAGTGGTTGCATGTCATGACATACGTACATCTAGTTTGTACCATGGTTTGTACCACACACACGTGTAGGTATAGGGAACGTGCGCACACGCGTACACGTAGGGCTGTGGTGCGATAGCAAACGAAGGAAACACACCGCTACACCATGAGAATCCACGGATGTTTGGCTGATCGACCTTGGATTGTGAGGGCACGCGGCAGGCGTGCCTTGGATGTGCGGACTTCTGTACAGAACGTACGATCTCTGGGTGTGCACAACCTCTCCCCGCCCCGACCTGGCAGTCCCATGATTCTTTGGGGAATCTGGGCGTTTGCTGGGGGTGCCACACCTGCAAACTTAGGTCTACCTAACCATGCTCTGACCTGCGATGCTTGACCGAACCAGTGCAAAGGGTGTCTCTGGTGTTCAGCAAGACGGCCCGCCGGAACGGGGGCCGAGATCCTAGACAACTCCAGAGCACGTGTGAGACAGTCGAGCCATCGCCCTCTTCGGAGGGCGTCACTGGGGCCACAAAGGCCGCTGGTGCGGGGACTGAGCCAGACACCCTTCGGGGCTAAAACGAGGCTCACAAGCGCACACACAGCGCCCTAGGCGCCACCCCATCTGGGGCAGGGCTTGACAAGCCTCACAGACTCTGGAACAGTCAGGGTCAGCACAACGAACGAGATCCCGGCGAGGGGTGGCTTAGCCTATACGGCGAAGCACTCAGCCGCTCACAGGGGTTGGGTGGGACCTTCCTGAAAGCCTGTAACAGGCCGGAGGGCCTGCGGTGAACGTTACTCGGGGTCATAACTCGGGGACGGGACAGCATCCGCAGGAGTCGGAGAACACCAGGGCTGATCTTTGAGAACTCAATAGGGAGCAGTGTGTGAGCTGAACGGCTCGCCGCTAGGGCGTCAGCACATGCTTGACATGTGCCACGTCGCTCAGCTGGACTCCAGGGTGTACCCCAGAGGCGGCTGACACCGAACGCGGTCTAGTAGGTTCACACATAGTCCAATTCCCTGTAAGAGCCATCGGCTACAGGTGGGGGTGTGCCCCCGAGACGACGAACGGCAGACTCTTTGGGTCGCCCCCCGAGCGTACGAACGCACACCATCTGTCCCACCTGTAGCCTCTTGGCTCCGCAGGGACACCGCTTATGCGGTGTCTCAGAGCCTGCAACCTTGTTGCTGGGCGAGAGATGAAGGAGAAGATCATGCAATACACAGTGATCACCCTCGTGGACGGTGACCGAGTGGCCACCAACAGGTTCGTCCTGGTGGAGCATCTCGCATACCACACCGGACTGATCGGTGTGGACCTGATCGAATTCGAGCACTCTCTGAAGACGACAGGTCAGGCCATGCACGTCCAGCGCGACGCTGACGGCGTCACGGTTGTCATCGCACACGAGGAGATCTGATCATGGTCAACGTGCTTCACGTCGCCACCAGCGTTACCGGCGTCACCGTAGGACTCCGTAAGGACGGCTCTCGGGCCGTCCTGTACGACGACACCGACTACATCAAGTGGTTCAGCGCCGAGGAGTTCAGCAGCACGTTCGAGGTGGTCTGATGGATCAGACAGCCAAGATGATCCTCGGCGCCGTTCTCGGCACCGGGATCGGCACTGTGATCGCTATCGCGTTCATGTGGTGGCTGATCGAGTGGAACAGCAGGCGAGACTTGCGTAAGCGGGTCGAACGAGTGAAGAGTGAGTGGTACGACTAAGGACGAAACGCCCTTCGGGGCGTCTGCGGGTAACAGCCCGTACTGATGAGTCCAGTCTGACTCAGGGGAAGGACAACGTCATGACGATCAACCTTACCGCCTCCGTCGTTCGTGAGGGCCTGCTGGCTCTCGTCGAGCAGGAGGGCGAGGACTTCGTCTATGAGGGTGTGAAGCAGCACGACGGCTACCCGAAGTGCGTGTACGTCCGGAACGGTGAGCCTGACTGCATTGTCGGTCGGCTCCTCGCCAACCTGGGTGTGCCCGTGGATCGGCTGGTGGAAGCTGATGAAGATCAGTACATGACCGGCGTCCCTGCGGCCCAGCTTCTCGGTGAACTGAGGGAGGAGGGTGTCATCACCCTTGCCACCGGTGAGGGCGTCGCAAACGCCCTTGCACAGGTGCAACACCTCCAGGACTCCAGGATCGCATGGGGTGCGGCCGTCGACAGCGGCCTTGTGTACCTGAAGTAAGTACCACAGCCCTGACCAGCAGACACTAGGGTGCGAGTCCCTAGCAGGGCACTGGACGCTCATCTGAGCGTCTTTGCATGATGGCTACAGGAGGGCATTATGGAAACCGTGACTGCCTACGACATTGCCACCGACCTGTTTTACATGGTCAAGGATGGCATCGGAGGCACCGTGGCTGACGATCTCAGCGCTCTCCCCGTAACCGGTTACTGGATCGGCGGGGAGGGGTCTGCGCTGGTCTACGACTCGGTTGACGCTGTCGATCGGGGCGAGGTCGGTTGGTGGGTTGGTAACAACGCCCACGCCAGCTACTACGGCGTGTGGGTTGACCAGGAGGACGGTAAGGTGTACTTTGACGCCGTCACCCACATGTACAACCTCGGTCCCGCGATGGATCTCGGAGCCGTTCGAGGCGAGAAAGCCATCTGGGAGATCCACAACAACAAGGAAATTAGGCTTCCGTAGGAAGCCGAGGCGTGCGACTATGTCGCTAAGCGCGTCTCCCCTAGCTAGAGGCGCTGTCCTAGCTGGGTGAGTCAGGGCCGATAAGTAGGCCCAAAGGGTGAGCGGCACACATCAGGGTTCGAGTCCCTGACACCCGCTGGCACGTCAGTGCCTAACCCAAGGGAAATGAGGACACTGTGAACGAGAAGACTCTCATCAGGGTGGTCGGTACGATCTTCGCCCTGATATTGCTACTCGTTGTGGGCTTCGCCGCATGCTCGGCCGGTTCCGGTCCCGCTTACCAGGGGCCCGGCATCGAGATCGACGTGGACGGCAACAAGAAGTACAAGCCCGGATACAAGACTTGGCCCAACTACAAGGCACCCTCCTTCAAGAAGCGGTGACGTGATGAGCCTTCACTTGTACATCGGCAGGGTTCACATCTGGATCGACGTCAGGCTGATCGTGTTCATCCTGGGATTCGTCCTGGGTGCACTGATCCTCTAGCTTGACAGGGTGACCGGCAGACAGCTAGGTTCGAGTCCTAGCCACCCACTGGGAGCGCTACAGGGGCGCTCCCTAGAGGAGGACGTTATGAGCACCAAGCTCCGCACGTACTACATGGACGACGCTGTCTTCAACCTGGGACAGGTCATCGAGACTGCCAAGGAGCGGCTTGAGGGTGTCGACTTTGACACCCTGGTCGGTACCGGCTTCTCGGGTGGCATCGTCATCCCCTCTCTCGCTCTCGCCCTGAACAAGAACTTCGTCCTGATCCGTAAGGAGACGGACGACTCTCACCACGGCAGGGGGCGTCTTCTCGGACAGCTCGGCGCCCGCTGGATCTTCGTGGACGACTTCGTGTCGTCCGGCAGGACTCGCAACCGGGTGATCGAGAAGATCGAGAAGGCCGCGCACGAGTACGAGACGGCTACCAAGTTCGTCGGGCAGTACATGTACATCAACTACTCCGAGGCTGGACCGGTGTTCGAGGACACCGAGACCGGCCACGGCGGCTACGGTTGGTAAGGTTTAGGTAGCCAGGATGGCATACACCCAGGTTCGAGTCCTGGGCTGGCACTGGCTCGCCCCCCTGGCGAGCCTGAACGAAGGGATTGGCATGCCTTTCTTCGACTACCGTCAGAACAACTCGGGCGGCGGCTTCGACTTCGACGACGACAAGGGCGTAAGCCTGACCGTTATCATCGAGGCCGACAGCGCCGAGGAGGCGAACGATAAGGCTCAGTCCATCGGCCTGTACTTCGACGGGGCGGGCGACTGCTCCACCTGCGGGTGCCGGTGGTATGACGCTTACGGCGAGGGGGACAAGGTTCCCAGCACGTACGGAACTCCACTCTCCGACTACGACTTCAGCTTCGATCGCAGTTGGGCTAGGGGTCGTCCGGCGGCGTACGTCCACTTTGCTGACGGCCTGGTGCAGGCGTACGGCCTGCCCGAGAAGGAACTGAACTAAGCAACAAGGGTGACTGGCAGGCATCTACGTTCGAGCCGTAGACACCCACTGGGGGCGCCGAGGTGGCGCCCTCTGGCTCACTCACAGGAGTTGACATGATCGGCAATGAGGTTGACGCTCGCTTCATCCGTGACTGGTACCGGGAGACGACTCAGAACGCGTCCTGGGCGACCCCGAACAAGGTCCCCGAGGGCTGGAAGTACCTCTCTTCGGGGTGCTACCGTTCGGTTTATCTCCACGTCGAGTCTGGCGTGGTGTACAAGATCGAGCGGGACCGTAACTACACCGGCGGGCAGACCAACGAGGGTGAGTATAACAACCTGCGGCTGTACCGCTTCAAGCGGATGCCCAAGGGTTGCCGCTTCCCCCGCTGGGCGTTCTACGCCTTCGAGGATCAGGACAACGTCATGGCGATGGAGTACTTTACTCACTTGCTGAAAGAGTACTCTCGGTACGACGAGAAGGGCTCCAGGCACTGGGAGAACCTTCGCAAGATCCGGAACGTCCTTCAGGGCATCTGGGACCTACATGGGGCTAACCTCGCGGTCGACCAGACCACCGAGGAGCTTGTCCCGATCGACCTTGGGGGTTGAAGCTCCTAGCTACGCAAAGGCCGACGGCTGCGCCGTTGGGCTAGCCTGAATGGCATACACCCAGGTTCGAGTCCTGGGCAGGCGCTAGCCCCAAAGCGGGGTGATCCTTACAGGAGGAATCATGGACGAGTTCTTCAGGATCCTGGAAGAGGAGCTGGCGTCAGAGCGTAAGTTCTACGCCGAGAAGCCCAGCCTTTGGGAGGTAGAGCAGAGAGCGCTTGCCGCGCTCTCTGTCCTGCTAATCAAGGTTCAGGGCCGCCTCGAAGCCCAGCGATCCGAGAATGAGGAGAACTGACATGCACGATCTTGGCAACCACCACGACGCTCTCACCATCTACCACTGGGTCCGTCAGCACGGATCCAAGTACGGTAAGCCGTCATGCGTGGAAGACGAGCACGCTCCCGAGGGTTGGGAGTTTGTTGGATCGGGCTGTGCACGCTCTGTGTGGCTCTCCCCTGAGGGGGTCGCCTACAAGGTCGGTCACAACGACTGGTCGGAGCGTCAGCAGCGGGGTGAGGTGAACAACCTCACCCGTGCATGGGAGATCGGTGCGCCGGAAGGCTGCCGGTTCCCCAAGTTCGACTCGTACGACGTCCCGGATGGTGACGATGTCGAAACGGTGGTCGCGGTGGAGTTCATTCCCGGCGACCTCCTGATCGACTACACCACCCAGAACTGGAACGAGCGCGACCTGCTGTACGAGCGTCTCCAGATCTGCGAGACGCGTCTGAGGCTGGCCGACCTGCACGACGAGAACGCTGTAGTGGACGCGGACGGCCTGTTGGTCCCCGTCGACTTCGGCTGCTAGGAAAGGCGCAACATCATGGATGAGTACTGGGACTCAGAAGACCAGTGGGTTGACGAGGGTGAGAAGTGCGTGATATGCTTCACCCGAGTCCAGGATGCTGTCGTCTGCTCGGTAACCTGCGCAGACGTCCTTAGCATCAGGCAGGACATGCTTGTGTGACCAGCGGCAGCGCCCGTCTCGAACGGGCGTTGTCTCGGCATCGCACGATGTCATGTAGGGAAGGGACAACACGTGACCGACGAGCAGAACTCTGCTGAGCGTGAGGCTGAGCAGATCCTGGAGGCGGCATACGCTGAGGCGAGAGCTGAGGCGTGCCCTCAGGGTGACGCCTGCGGTGTTCACTTCCGGGTGGATGAGGAGGCGTTCGAGGTTGACGAACTGTGGGCCCGGCTGATCACCTATGTGGGTGAGTATGTCGTGGTCACAGACGACAACCACAAGCTCGAAAATCCTGCGGTGATCGTTCAGATCCTGATGGGCAAGGTCAAGCCCGGATCTCTCCCCCGCTGGGAGACCACGGTCTACCTGGTCGGCGAGGGAACCATCAGTGATCTGTCGGCGAGCGACATAGAGACTCGCAAGAACTCTGTTCGCTACACCAACACCCACGACAAGTGGGATGAGATCAAGGACCAGCACACCGCTGTCGTGGTGATGCTGGAATCGGGTCTGATCGATGTGTCCAAGCCTGTAGTGGGAGAGTGATCATGGGATTCCACATCCCGGATAGCCCGCTGAGGGCGGTGGGTTACACCGCCGCCTTCTCGGCGAACCAGGTGGTCAGGAACTTCGGATCGGAGTACGACCCGGTGATCATCGAGGAGAGCCCTGCCGAGGTGGAGATCTACCACCACTCGGAAGCGGTCTACGAGGTGACCATCACCGTTCGAAAGCTGGAGGACTGAAGGATGGCGTGGGACGTCGACTCTCCGGAGTCTATCACTGCGGTTGCCTACACTCGCGACTACTCGGCTCAGTCTGTGTTCGATGAGCTGAAAGACAACGGTGGCGAGGAATTCAGTCGAGAGCCGGAGTTCATCAACTACTACAGCTCCAATGACTTGAAGGTGTACAAGATCACCATCACCATCGAGCCAGTGCAGGAGTAAGTTCCGTCCGCCCTCTCCGGAGGGCGGCGGTTGAGTCAACAGGTGGGTTGCCGAAAAATAAGTAGGCTCCCCGTAGGACTGGTCATCCGATGATCGGGATGTTCCGCCCACCTGTTGGCCCATCCGCAGCAGCGGAAACAAGGGAGGATTATGGCTCTGCCTACCCGTAAGCAGCAGATCGAAGCGGTGGCTAAGTTCATCGACTCGGAACGCAACGAAGGTAGGTCCCTGGAAGAGGTAGCCGCCGAGATCGTGGACGGCTATCTCGATGCCCTCACCCCCGACAAGCCAGCCCTCCCCCTCAGGGAGGGCATGCTACTCAAGTCACCTGTGGCCAACAAGGTGTATCGCGTAGCATACATGGACGACGAGGTGATATGGGCAGCGGGGGACACGGCAGGATACGGCTGGCTTGGCGACGTCTCAGAGAAGTTCTGGGGCATGTGCGAGGAGTACCGGCCGAAGCGTCGTATCGTCATCGACGGCAAGGGCAAGATGGTCGAGATGACAGACGAGGAGATCGCAGAAGACTGGGCGAACGAGAAGTGGAGCGTGGGAGACCTGGTCTCTCAGCGCCAGCGCCAGTTCATCTTCGAGATCATCGCTACCGGACCACAGTGCGTGCTTATGCGACGCGCAGACGGCCAACTGGTGGCGGACTCGAACCGTAACCTCGAAGCCTACTACCGCAAGGAAGTCAAGGGGTCAGCCGAATGGTGACCATGCCTGAGAGCCTCGCTCTCACTGTGTTTCTGATCATGCTGGTTGCGCTCATCGTGGCGACCGGCATGTCTCAGTACTACTACGACAAGACCAAGCGGTTGCAGGATGCGATCGCCTACATGATAGAGGAGACCGAAGAGTGAAGCACTTCCTTCTCGGCAAGCACTACAGCCTGCTCGACTTCTTCATCGTCGGAGGGCTGTACGCCGTGCTGGAGTACCTGACCTGACATGCAAGAAGGGCCCGGCGTGAGCCGGGCCCCCAAGGGTAGATTGGTAGCGTAAGCTGGTTCGATTCCAGCGTCAGGTGGTCCTGTTGTCGGGTTCGATTCCCGTTAACCATGGTGGCTAATCGGGCGGCGGCCCGCGCAGAGTGGTTCGACTCCACTCCTACCCACTCAGCCTTCGTAGTCTCGCTCGATCCGAGCTTGACCAGAAGCGTTACCACGGGCCTCTGTGCGCCCGTCGTACCCCTCGCGGAACTTAGTGAGGGGCGTCTGCCCAAGCAGTGTCTGAATGGCCTTGACGGCCCGCTCGTGACGTTCCGAGACGCTCTGCTTGGTAGTGCCGGTCTGCTCGCCGATCATGGTGAACGTGTACTGGTACTTGTAGCGCCACACGATGAGGTTGTAGTAGTCTTCCGGCAGCTTCTCAACCGCCGACTTGACGTCGGCGTACGCTGCAAGGTTGTTGCCAGCGGTAGCAGGCTCAGCCTTAGCCTTAGGCATGGCATCCAGCGCGGTAGCGAAGGACTGCCAGTCTTCGTGTCGGAAGATCACTTCAAGGATGCTCTTGATCAGCTCGACCGAGTAGAAGAACCGATCTTCCTCCTGATAGCCGTAGACCGCAGCGTCCTCTGTCTTGAGGTACGTGTTGGCAGCCTTCAAGAGAAGGCTGTCCAGTGCTGCAACCGTGCTGTTCTCGTCAGAGAGGATTCTGAGAACGGTCTTCTTGTTTTCCATGATCCACACCCAGATCTCCTGCTTGATGTCGGAGACGTCGTGGTGTGCAGGGAACTTGGATGATGCGATGCTCGCAGCACGGTCGACTGCGGGCGTCAATCTAGTCCAGTCCAACATCAGATGCGCTCTCCCTTGAAGTAACCCAACCGGTCTACTAGTGTAACAAGCTCAGGCCACACTCTCTTCCCGTCATCCTCCAGCCATGCGAATGACTGTTGCCAGGATACGGCGCCGTCCTTGACGTACGTCGCCGCCACGGGATCCATGATACTTCCCGCGTTCATCGTGAACCGAGGGGAGACCTTGCCCGAGTAACCGAACGCACGAGTGATCAGGAAAGGTTGATGCGTGTGACCGAACACGAAGTTCTTGTCGGACCCATAGCGCTTGGCGAACTTGGTGTCCCAAGCGGAAGCGGAGGCACAGTATCCGCCCGACTCGTGGCCGTGGATCGCAAGGGTGTTAGTAGCGATCCTGTAGGGACCACGCTCGTAGCGCACGTCCAGCTCCGACAGCTCGAACAGGGATTCTACTTCAAGAGCCCTGAGCGGGGAGAGTGGAGCCGCGTACTTGCGTACGAATTCCCTCAACCGAAGGTCATGGTTGCCCTCAAGCCACGTGATCGAGGCGTGTGGAGCAGCCTCCCTGATGGGTACCAGGACGTCACTGCGGTATCCATCGATGTGCTCCTGTAGGGTGTCGGCGTACTCACCTGCGGTACCCTTGCTCCACTGAGATACCGTAGGGAAGTCGATGCCGTCACCGATCTGGATGATCTGGTCTGGCTGCCTGTCACGTACTACACCGAGAATCTTCTGTAGTACAACGCCGTCGTGATACGGGTACTGTACGTCAGGCAGGATGAGTGTTGACTTCGTCTTGGCCATACACCTAGTATAGCATGGAGGTGATCCGTATGGCAGCGCGTAAGGCGCCGCCCGACATGAGGGAAAAGAAGCAGGTCACAGCACGTATGACAGAGCAGTTCGCCGAGGATCTGAACCTGATCCTTGCGACCTACGGCCTGTCGGACGTGACCTACGTACTACAGCAGAGTGTGGCAGCTCAGGCTGCCGCCATACGGAGTCGTAGGGCAGGCCGCCCTACGCCCTACGCCAACGCCATACAGGAGGGCGAGTGAAGGTTCATGTAAGGCGCGGCACTGTGATGCCGCCCTACGAGGCGACTCTGATCAACGTCGTGTACGCCAAGGGTAAGTACCAGGCGATCATCGTAGACAGCGAGTTCGGCGATCTCTTCGTGGTGGACGCGTCCGACCTGGATGAGTGGGAAGGACCAGTGTGACGTAGGTCACAAAAACTACCTGAAATTTTTCTGGGGGATCCGGAATGAAACCCCATGATCAAAGTGTTTCCTGTATAGGTACAGAGACACGGAGAGGGCCGACCCCCAGGGAGGGCCCAACCAGAGTCCTACAGTAGACAGCAGTAGGGGTACGCCTGAGGGCGACCCCTTCCAGCGGGAGGAGATGTATGGTTCGGGTCCCAGCGTATCGACAGAGACTCAACGTACCTAACACGATGAGGATGTGGTGGGAGGATGCTTCGTGCCTCACTTCCCCCGCTGAGATTTTTGAGGCCCGCCTTGACGGCGGACTCAACGGGGCTAAGACTAGGCAGGAGGTGGTGCAGGAGGAACAAGAGAAGTTCGACCGTGCACAACAGATCTGCAACGACTGTCCCGTCTGGCACCTGTGCTACCAGAAGGCATCACCAGACGACTTCTTCTACACCATGCGGGCGGGCATCGAGCCCGGCCAGTTCAAGACCTACAAGGAGCAGGGTCGAGTGAACTATCGCTCGGGTCAGTCTCTTGAAGACAAGAACACCTGCGCCCAGGGTCACAACAACTGGAAGGTCTGGGGTAAGAAGAGGCCACGCCGTAAGTGCGTGGACTGCTCGAAAGAGAACACGGCACGACAGAAAGCGAAGAAGCGAGCTGCTATACTGGAGGCATGATACCTCACATCTCACACTCGCAGTACAAAGCCTACACGTCGTGCCCTAGATCCTGGTACCTGAGCAAGGTCCGTCAGGGCGAGGAGATCCAGTCGTGGTACATCCCGATCGGGTCTGCTGTGCACGACATGATCGAGGATTGGATCAATCCCGAGATCCACTTCGCAGGACTCGATGACATCAAGGCGGAGGACTACTTCTACCCTCTGGTCGAGAAGCAGATGAAGATCGAACCAGACCTGTCCAAGTGGAAGGCGGGCGGCCCCGAGGCCGACCCGGTCACCCATGAGAAGGCCCTCCAGAGGGCCAAGGATTGCTTCGAGAGGGCGCTTCAGGAGCTGGAGGACATAGAGGTCTGGGAGGTGGAGTTCGACGCCTCAGGCCCCCTTCCAGGGCTTTCTGTCCCGGTCAAGGGTTTCATCGACATCGTCGGTGAGCACAAGAAGAAGGGGCCGGTCGTCGTAGACTGGAAGACCGGGAGTACCAAGCCCGACAAGTCCCAGCTCGAAACCTATGCAGCCCTGCTGAAGAATACCGACTACTGGGAGGCCAAGTTCCACGGTCGGTATGTGATGCTGGCACCCGGCGCACCGAACACCAGGTACGTCGATCTGTCCGACATCGATCCGGCTGCCATCGGCGCCAAGTACCAGGCCGTGGTAGACAAGATGAACGAGAAGCTGTATGCTGCTAACGCAGGGTTCGGCTGCCGGTTCTGCTTCCAGGCAGAGAACTGCCTGGTCAACAAGGGCATGACGCCGAGGGCAACCTACTACGACAGGAGCGCGGAAGATGGGTTCCCGTTCTGACGACGACTACTGGAACAACAAGTACGCCGAGGTCGCCGAGTGCTACGATCACGGTGAGATGTACTACGATGAAGAC